CGGAACGAACAACTGATCCGGGATACTTCACCAAGTCCCGTGAGGAACCGGGTGGAAGCCGAGAAACCATAGGGAATGTAAGACTGTTGACGACTTCAGGACTATCTTGAGGACCGAAATAGATTGAATCTCGGTGCTCGTAATTGACCTGCTCGCATTGAGTCACAGACCCCTTGGCCGTCAGCTCCGGGGCAGTGTAGACCATCTTGAAAGATTTTCCAACTACCCGAGTGTTCCCGGAAAAGATATCATCCCCAAACAAAACGTGAATCGTTTTCTTCGGGCCAATTGGTCCCTGCTTCTGAGGATCATCAGAAGGGAAAGGAGTGGTGCCAGGTTCCATGATATACAACGTCAAGCCCCCAACTGGGAGAGCAAAAAGTGGCGTGTTTACCATCTTAGCACCATATCCGTCCATTTGCCCGGGTATATTCAACTCATTAAAATAAAATGCTTGGGGAGATACTCCGTTCCGACTAGAAAACTCGATGTTCCAGTCAACACAATATAAATCATACGTGTTGCCTGCCAAATCAGCGCCATTAACATCTACAATTGCTTGTATCTTCTGGCTCCGAATGAAAGAAGCGCCGTTGACCCCGTCAGGGATACCACCGCGTTCTCGAACATCGGGGTTCTGGATCGCAGCATCGATAAATTTGGCATCGTTGCTACGAATTTCGTGTTCAATTTGCTTTTCAGTGTGTTCCATATTGAATATCTAAACTATTAATTTGAAAACAACTTTTTATAATTGTTTTATGGCGCCCCCGCCAGCGCCATGGGTGGTGGAGTTGTGAAGAACAGAGACGTCCCCTGAAAGAAGGGACGTCGGAGAGATGTTCCACAACTCGCGCGGAGTTTAATGTCCCCCCGTAAAGGAGGGCAGGATATTCTCTAAGTAACGCCCTAAGGGCCCGAGTTCTAAAACAAGGGCACCTCTTCTCTCAGGCAGATTGGACTGATGCACATAGTTAACCAAGGTCTTTTCAACACCAAGAAAAGCGGATCTATACCCGCCCTCCTCGTCTCGCCAATATTTTCGCGAACAAAATTCAAAAGAATCCCTCGACACCACAATGCTATCATCCTTAATGGCATGTCCCATCTGCTTGAGACGTTCTGTTTCTCCCTGGATAAAGCGACCGGCAAAATCATCACCATATGTAACAAAAGGCTCGGGATTGATGCCAAAATCCAATGCTACATGGACGTGCACCAACCCTCTACCTATCGAGTTGTTACTCGCAGTTCCTCTTGCCCCGGAGGGCTCGTAGAAACCGGAAATGGCGACGGCGTCACCGTCACTAAAGACAAGCATCTTGTACATCTGCATATAAAGGCTCATCATAACTTGCTGAACGTATGGGTTATCGGAGCTGAAAGGCTCATAATAGAGCTTCTCAACTTCGCTTCTGTCCACAGCCCAGCCAGCTCGAACACACCCCACCGCACGCCAAAGGCCGATGCGGCAAAGCATGTCCCAATTCTGAGCATCATTGCTTTCGATGTCAACTCCAGCCGACAGCAACTCCCTACAAATCGGAAGATCCCCGGAATCACCCAGGGGCGCTCCCGGCTTCATAGGTACATGTTGCCAATTGTCTATATGACGTTTGTCAGGCCAGTAAGAGATCTCATCACAACAACCATCCACCAAAGAAACAGACCAAATATTTCTCCAACGCTTCTGCTTAACCTTCTTGAGCTTATGAGGCTCCCTTTTGATAAACACTCTGATAGGATCAGCACTGTTCAAGAGAACCAAAGTTTCTGGGGAAACGGAATCAATACCAAGTTTGCGAATAATCTCGTAACCCAACCAACGGTCGTAGTAACGGGAGACGACTAGACAGATCATGTCATACATGCCGACTCCTTCAATCATCTGCTTATTGGACTGATAGTAATAACAATACGGAACTCCAGGGCTGGAGTGTGGCTTGGCTCCCAATATAGAAAGCTCCGCGTCGGCCAAGACGCGGTTCCATGAGAACTCAAACTCACTTTCCCTCATGCCACAACGGGTTTTGTCGGTCATCCAGTGAATTGCGTCAAGGCTCACGGGGATCTTATCGGGGTTCGATAAAATCTCCTCGTATTCCTTCGCAATTCCCATATGACACTTAAAACTGTCCTTCTCTGCAGAAGGACCCGAAGGCGGCATTTGGTAATTATCCAATGCTATACGTTTTCCGTTAATCAAAAGCTTCTCCAACACCTTCTTGTCCTCCGGCAATTGGACCTTCGCGGGGGGTTTATCCCCCGAAACGGACCTGCCAAAGCAAAAACGTGCCGGCCTTACTCCTGGGACTTGGACGTCCCAGAAGACTTGTTCTTCTTTTGATTTTTCTTGCCAGCGCCCTTGTTGGAAGAACTGC